AACACCAATGGTGCCAGCGTTACGTCCCTCATCTACTACAGGCCCTACATAATCGGGATACTCTTCAGCGCGAACGAGGTCCCAGCCTTCTTGCCGTTTCTTGTGTACGTTAGTTTTATCGTCGAATTCCATTACAGATTCGCGTATCCAACGGTGTTTATAACCGAGGGGGGCTTCTGGAGCTTCCAAGGCAGAACCGGGTCGCCATTCCATTGAACGTTCTGAGCGTTCCCGCGTGTTTGATTCGCGTGGTGTCCTGTTTGCCATTTTATTGACTCCGATTTTCTAATTTTGCGACTTCTTTTGCGTATTTGTCGAGAGGAATCCTCATCTTTTTCGCAAATGCCACTTGACCCGGTGTTAATTCCACCGCCTTTTTCCGCCCTGACTTTACAGACCGTCCGTTTCCAGACGCAGGAGCAACAGTCTGAGCGTTGGACCGTTTCTCCTGAAACTTGTTAGGCATTTCTTTACGCATACGAGAGTCGATTTCTTTGTAGTAATCATCACTCGTAGGATCGAAATCCTCTTCTAATACCAATTGTTCATGGATAGCTTGGGCTGCTCGCGTCATAAGGCGATCCTGTCCAAACCATTGATTTTTGCCCAACCACTTCTCCAGCTTAGGATCAGGAGCCGCTTGCTGTTGCGGAGCCTGCTGTTGTGGAGGGGCCGCTTGTGGTTGAGCTTGTTGATTTTGTGCCGCTTCTTGTTGCTGCGCAATTTTAGCTTTTTGAATACGAACACGCTCTTGAGCAATGGAAATCTTAGAGATTGCTTGCTGCGCATTTGCTACTTTTTCATAATCACCCGCCTCATAAGCCTCTGCCATAGCTTTCTTGGCTTGTGCCTCTTGAGCTTTCAGACGACCTTCGGCTTCAGTGTTATAGCCTTGGTTCATTTTCTCAAGTCGCTGACGCATAGCAGCGTTTTCTTGCTGCATTTGCTGCGCATACTGAACCGCGGCTTGCGCCTCTTCAGCAGCCTGCTTACGTTTTGCGGTTAATTGATTGATTCGACGTTGAACGGAATCACTGTAATTTTCTAACTCATCATCACCAGATGATTTTTCTCGAACATTTGTTCGGGTTGTCTCATCATCGTCAGATAAAACTTCAATAACCTCATCATCTTGATCATCATCAAGCTCAACAGAGGTATTGCTCTCAAGTTCTTCGTTTTCACGAATGTCTTCAGACATAGCCATTTTCCTTGCTCTCAGTTACCTTATACATACGAAATGTCTTTTGGGTCAAGAATCGTAGCGATAATATTATCGTCATTTATAATACGAACCTCAAGTCCCTCCACTTTGAACCTATTTCCACTATATCTTCCTATAAGAACCCAATCTTTCTCATTGCACCAAGGACCATTTGGGAATTTCTGGGTGTCCATATAGGCATCGGGGCCTAGTTTCACGACATAAGCTGCTACCGTAGCAAAAGACTCACGCTCACGAACCTGATCAGGAACGATAATACCGCCTTTTGTCTTTTCGCTAGGGTAATAAGGAATGATAAGAACGCGATAGCCCGTAGGCTGTGGCAGTCTCTCAAGTGAAGAAGCCTCCATCTTGGAAGGATCATCTTCGTTTTTATTTTCCGCGCCTTTGCCAAACGCGTTTTCTATAGGCTTGGGCATTGCCCCTGCACCCTTTATGGCCTTTTCCGCTGCTTTAGCAACGTGCTTTGGCACAAATAACTTTTTAGTCATCTGCGTATTCTATACCTTTCATCGCGGTCCTTAATTCGTCTTCGACGTAGGCCATGCCGCGTATTTCACCTACTAAATACCGATACTCATCAAAAGTTTGTATCGAACCATCCGCGAGCTTGTCTTTAAGACGCACACTGCGCTCGCGTATGCCTTTATATAAATAATCTGCAAGATGTATTGCGTCCATACCGCATATAGTATGCGATTATACGGGAAACACAAGTACAATTACCACAAAATCAGAAAACACCTCGGAACTTCTGGGGTCTAGCTGTTTTGCTAAACCTAGAAACTATTCCACCCTTAGCTTTTCGAACTAGCTTTTTTCTTGACGGGGGCTTTTTTCTTTTTTGAGACTGTCTTAACGCTATCGCTACTGCTTGCTTCTGCGGATACCCCTCCGACACTAGCTTCGACACGTTTTGGCTGATTGTCTGCTGGCTTGACCCCTGCTTCAACGGCATTAGCGTTCCTCCGCGCAACTTTCTTGGCTTTCTCCTGTTCAGCCATCTTCTCTCTTATAGACGATGCCATGTTACTGACCTTTCATACTAGCGTTTAACGCAGCTATATCCCTCTGCGTCTGAATGCGCTCTTCGGCAACCCTAGTCTTGTCAGCTAATGCAGCTTCTGAAACGTCAATTCTTTGCTGTGCAGTAAGAACATCATTACGCTCTCTCTCACGATCAAATTCTTGCTTCGCTTCAAACTCAGATTGCTTGCGCTGTAAGTCAGCAGCTTTTAACTGAAGCTCCTGATTTCGGATATCCACAAGTGGATCAGATTGTGGCGGTGGAGATACTGCTTGCGCTAGTTGCTCAGTCATTTCAGCAATAATCTCAGCAGCACGAGCATCTATCTGCGGCTTAAACTGCAGCATAGGATCAGGCGGCATAGGACCTTGTGGACCCTCCTGTGGAGGCATCATTTGAGCCTGCTGCTGCATCATTTGCATCTGCTCTGGAGGTATCTGGCTCATAATCTCTTGCTGGGCCTGTGCTTCCGCTAATAGCCCAATATGCTCCTGTATGTGGCCTTGCAGCGCCATAATAGCATTCGGGTTAAGCTGCATAGCAGGAGTGGACATAACCGCCATATGAGCCTCTATGTGGGACTCATGGTCTTGATCAGGGAATGCCTGCAAAGGAGCACCCATAAGAGCGTTCTGGTTCTCCTTAGATGGATTCGCAGGCTGTGGCTGTGGAGGAGGAGGAAGTATCGCGTCAATGTTATTAACTCCCAACGCTTCGTACATCTTACGATACGCCTGATATAATCCTTGTGGGCCACCGTGAATCTGCGGATTGGACTGAACCAACTGCAACTCAGTTTGCGCCAAAGCAATACGCTGCGACATAGAAAAAATGTTCGGATCAGAAGACGGCAACACATCAACGCGCTGGTCAAAGTCTTGCACAAACACTTCTGGCCCCATCTGCATGTCAGCAGGATATGGATACGCCTGAATGGTTTCAGCAAATATTTTCGAAAGCAGCTTAAACTCAATCTTTTGAGAATAGTGCAAACGTTTATGAATCGCAGACATAACCTTTGTGCCGCGCTCCATAATCGCCATCGTGGTGCCAACGGGCGTCTCACCGCTCATCTCACCAACCTTCATGTCAGCCATAGATGCAAACCTACGTCCAGCGTCTACAAGCGTTCCAAGAAGGTTATAAAGCGTCCCTGAAGGCTCCTTAAAGGGGAGTGGCATCAAAGAGCCTTGCAGGGTGCCTCCAACCACATCAATATCGCGGAACTCACCCGGTTGAAGGGGATTGTCTTCATCGCGGATACGAGCGCCACGGGCTTTAAAGCCTGCTGGAAGATTGGAGAGCGTGCCTGCATCAATCAATTGACGCAAAATAGAAGTAGAAGCCTGCGCTAAACCGCCAATCATATGCGTTAGCCCCAAGCCATAAAAACCAAGACCCGGCAAAAACTTGTAGTGCACGAAATATTGCTTCGCACGCTTCATTGGGTCCATCTCTGGATAATTGCGACGAACAGACAAAACATCTCCGCTATCAGCAACTATCGTAATAATATAAGGCAAACGCAAACCTGTAGGCTCGCCATCAGCGCCCATATCCTCAAAACCCTCAATGTCCAAAGACGTATGAACCTCATACAAGGTCAATTCTTCAGATGGACCACTAGGATGTACGCCTTGAATATCATCAATAGACTCTTCAACCTCGCCCATCGCAGCAGTGTCACTCTCAGATTCTCCGGGCAACTCAATGTCACGGTAAAATCCAGTTAGCTGCAACTTGCGAACCTCATTAGAATCCATCGTAATACGATGCGTAATCCGCGGTGATGACATCAAATCAGTCGCGCCATAAGGCACAATCATATCTTCAGCATGAATGAATTTACTAACCGCACGCCCCTTGAGCGGGTCAAAGTAAACTTTCTTAAAAGTCGATCCAATTACTGGAAGATAAAACAGCATTTGATCCAACTCAGGATCATACTCTTCCATCTCGTAAGTAATCATATAATTCATGTAATCCTTGACGCGCTCAGACTGCTTAACAAGCATTTCATTCTGCGCACCAACAACAGAAGTACGAACAGGACCAGTGGCTGGCAATAACTCACGATATGCCTGCGCCTGAAACTGCGTAACACTTTCAGCCAGCAATGGATGAATAACCCCAGAAGACCCCTCAAACGGCTCTGAACGCTCCTCAGTCTTCATGCCAAGAAACTCTAAACCGCGCTTATATGTATCTTCCCAATCTTCACGAGCAGCTAAATCATCCTCAATAGAACCAACCAAATCAGATGAAATACGACCAAGCTCGGCCTCATCAACAACCTCCGCTAAGTTGCCGTCAAAGCCCACATCTACAATAGGAGCTTGCTCCTCTTCATATTCACCAATAATCGCACTGCCGTCATCAAACTCAGTAACTCCGGGCTGTGCAGGTAAATCAATTACATTCTGAAGTATTTCTTGCTCTGGAATCATAGGAGCTTCAGGTAAGCCACCAGAACCCAATCCACGTTCGACTGCCATTAGAAAATATCCCTCTCGTTACCCTCAATCGGCTCAAGCGTGTTGATATCATCAAAATCTGTTATTGGACCTCCACTCTCCCAAGCATCACAAACGTTTTCAGCTTTACAAGCGAAGTCAAATTTTACGCAATATCCAATACCGTCAACATCCATATCAA